AGACCATTAGGCACATCAGTTTTAATGAAGAACTTCTTCGCAGCAGTTAAGTAGTTATTTACTACATATCCACCAGAGATCATTCCCATATTTCTGATTGCGTTAATGTCGTTATCAGCAGTACCTGTTCTACCAGCAGAATTCATAAGTCTGTCAGCAGTAAATTGAAGAGCTGAAGGAATTATTAATTTAACTCCTTGCGCCGCAATTTTTAGGCCTCTTTCATCAGTGAAAGCCGCGATGTCAATCAACGACTGTTCTAATGAAGTTTCGTTAAGTTCAGCAGCTGTTGCTAATTCATTTGAAAAGTTACCTGCTAATGTTGGGTGGTCAGCAGCGCAAAGCTCCTTACCATCTCCACCAGCAAAATTACTATCAAATGCATTGTTAAGTACCGCTGCACCTTTGATATTTTTAGTAGACGCCATAGATCTTGCTAAAGCTTTTGTATATCTAGACGCAAGTCTGTCATACAAGTTATCTTCGATAGCTTCTTCTGTAATAGCGAATGCTAATGCAATCGTTTCGTTAGTGTAACGAGCTGTAAAAGTTTCTTGCGCTTGGTCGAACTGAACGCCTTGGCCTTCAGCTTTAACTGCTGCGTTTGCGAAACCAGCTAACATCACTTCCTCTTCGAAAGCTCTGTCTGATGATTCAGTGTCAAAAATCTCTGTCCACTGCTCGCCGTATTGTTTGTATTCCAAGCCGAATAGTGCATTCAAACCTGGCTCTAGTTCTTTAACTAGTTGTGCTCTTGATATTGCCATTGTTTTATACTCCTATTATGACTAGTTACCGACAGCAGAAGCAGGGAACATCTGAACGATTACGTTAGAGTTTGCCGCTGTGTTGTCGTTGTTTGCTGGATCATTCGCAGTTCTTACGATTCTGAACGCACGAGTACCGGCAGCTTCAGAAGCAATATTTAGTTTAACTAAAGATTGTCCCTCATACTGATCTGTACCAGATGCACCAGTTGCCCCTGCAGTTGAGTTGAATGTATCTACTGAAAGTAGCATTGCTTGCGTTACCGCAGCATCAGCTTTTACAGTATATTCCTGCATTGGGTTATCGTTTACGAACCCGATCCCATCGTCAGATCCAGTATTGTAGTCCTTTGCGAACGTAGTACTAGCTAAAACGTGGTTTGCGAACGTTGGTTTTTTCGTAGAAGCGCTTATGTAAAAAGCTCCGTTGAAAACACCGATTAGTTGTTGGATGTTAGATGTAGTATTCGCCCAACCTGTTCCCCCCGCGATACCATCATCCATTGTAGCGGCTGTAGTATCTTGAAGATATCCGTCATCACCAGCAGTATGCTGTGGTGAAACGGGGTCGTTTTGGAATATTCCAACACCCAAACCTGATTTGATTTTGTATTCAGCTTGACCGCCTGTAGCAGGAGTTGATCCTAATGTAGGGGCTTGTCTAAATCCAAAACCTTCTGTTTGGTTTGCCATAGTTGTTTTCCTTTTTATGTACCTGCCTCGAAAGGCCTCCAGTACGATTTATATTATTCGTTGGGACTAGAAATTGTTAAAAGACTATTTCTTTGTACCACCGAAGGTTACACGAGTATTAGATTCATTACTGAATTTCATACTTGGGTGCTGTTCCTTCATAAGATTGTTCTCTACTGCTTCTTCTTTAGCCTCGTTTTGCTTTTTATAATAAGCATCGATTTGAAGCGCAATCTCTTCGGGTATCCTAGCCAGCAATAGGCCTCCCACTCCAATAACTCCAGCGTATCTGCCTTCTGTCATCTCTGGATATTGTGAGTCTGGATATTGATCGGCTCTCACCAATTCCCATCCTTCTCTCAAAGATGATGCTACATTTTTAGCATCTGATTGTCCGAGTATCTCGGCACGTATCCATTGATGCCTGTATCCAGTTGGCGCTGGTGGTGCATCGAGTGAGTTGGGTGGAGTCCATACTTTTTTGACTTCTATTTTGTCTCTAGTTTGACTCGCACGTGAAGTTTTTATTTTTTCGTTTTCCATATGCCTATACTCCTTCCGTGATGTTTACTTGTTTCGCATATTCTTCTAGTGGCACACCTAATCTTTTAGCAATTGCTACCTGTGATGGCGTGAGTCTCACAGTTTTATTTTTGCGTCCTGTTGAAGCTGAACGTTTAGCTGAAGCTACATTCTGAACCGGTTTGGCTCTTTCTGTAGTATTGCCCTCTACCTTATCAAATTTATGCGGAAACTCAAGTCTTATTCTTGAGTCAACTTCATCATAATATTCTTTAGATTTAGGATCAAAACCTTCTTTTTCTACAAGCGTTTTATGTATATCAAACGCTGTATAAGTCATTGCTGAATCATTACCAAACCAAGCATTTTCTGACGCCCAGGCTTCTGCCATAGGGTCTGATTGAACTGGTTGTCTTGTTTGTTGAGGTGTTACATTAACCTCTTTTGGTTGTGGTTTAGCTTGTTCTGCTGCTTTCATAGCACTCAATCTTGCACCATCCATAGTTAGATTAGCAATTTGTTCTTGAGCTGCAATTTGACCTTCAACATCTTGAGACTCAATGGCAGTTTTAAGAGCTTGTCTTGCTGCTGTCATATTTGTTTTAACTCTAGTCTCAAACTCTGAAGTATAAGATTTATCTAATCTAGATAATCTTCCTTCTAACTCACTCTTTTGTTTGTTAGTTGATTCTGCAAATGCAATAGCTTCTTCTTTTTGTCTTTCAGCTTCTCGCATTTTACGAGTTAGTTTAGCAATACGTTTTTGTACTCCTTCACTATACTCTTGAACTTCATCTTTTTTTTCAAGTTTAGTTTCTCTTTCGTTTTCAAAAGATTTATCTTCTGGAACTTGTTCTACTTCTATTTTGTCTTCAGCGGGTGCTTCAACTTTTTCGGGCTCACCTTTATCATCTAAATTGATTTCAGCTCCTTCTTCTTCACCGACATCAATAAGACTATTTACTTTGTTTTCGTTTTCTGTTGGCATAGTTTCCTTCCTATGTTGTTAAATGTAATGAAGAACTGATTCAGGATCACCTATGGTCCCTAACACTTCATCATCGTTTAGTATTCGCACTTCTCCACCTTCAATCGGTAAACGTGCACCAGCATATCTGGCAAACATTACCCAATCTCCTACTTTACACCACGGCTTATTAAATTTATCTTTATCCGCGTATGCAAGATCTCCCATTTTTAAAACATAACCACAAGTAGTTGCGATTCTAGCTTTGTCTAATTGTTCTTGAGAGAATAAAATTCCACCTTTAGTTTTTTCTTTTGGTGTAAAAGGTAAAACTAAAATTCTGTAGCCAACCGGTTCTGGTAACTGGTCTTCTACATCTTTAATATTGTCTTGGTCTAATCTAATTGCGTGAGACTCTTCTTTTTTTTCTGCTTCGTACTTATCTTGAAGACCAAGTTTAATTTTTGGTACTTCCTTTTCCGAGGTCGATAACGTTTCCTTGCTCATTTTTTTGCTCCTTTGGTTCTAGCAGGTTAGAGATTTCCTGTATTACTATTTGATAAGCGTGTGCTTGTCCTAGCATATACTTATATTTTTCCATACTGTCAACCCCACCAGTAATCATACTGTCTCCAATTTGTTGTAACGTAGCGTTGATTCTTTTTTTTAGTTTATCTACTAATAATAAGTCTTCCATTATTTCTTCCTCTTCTTTGTTTTTTTTATTTTACCACCATATTTTTTAGTCCACTTTTTAGCTATAGCAGGTTCGTTTTTATATAGATAACGTCTTTGTTTTTCCGATTTAAAAGGCATCTGTCTATAATTTAAATTGTTGCAACACCTTTATTTTCTCTTCTGCCGCTGCAATCTTTTCTATTAGTTTATCTACTTCATCTATATGTTGTGGATGCTCTCCAATACCTACAGAATTTTCCAAGTAAATTTTAAGTGTAGCATCAGCCTCTAGAATTTGAGCTTCATATCTAGCTTCTAATGCATCTATTATTGCTGTTCTCATTTTCTTTTCCTTCTCTTGTTTAAAAGTTTGACACGTGAGTGCCAACACCATTCAGTCATTTTAATAACATAGGTTTCAACAAATGCAATAGCATCATCGAGTTTTCCAAAAAAAGAGTATAAAAATTTATCTAGCATTTCCATCGCTTACGTGCCTGTCGAAGTCTCGAATTTGGATTGGCCGCAGCTTTAGGAAATTTTTTCATTTGTCCTGCACTTCTTGCGCAGTATGATTTTCGCCTTTTAGCGGCAGCGGACCCTTTTTTAACTTTACCAGTCACAGCTGTTTTTAATTTAGAACCGGGATTTTTTCTTCTAT